ATGTTCAACATTTAAATAGCCGAATTGATACCGCATTTAAAGAAACTTTGTGGGGTACTGTTTATCCTCATTATTCAAATGAATTTCATGTAATTAAAGAATCTGGTGCTCACAACATATATTCAAATAAATTACAAAGGACAAACATAGGTCAAGGCTACCATGTTTGGCATTATGAAAGCAGTATTCGAGACACAAGTAACAGATTATTGGTTTATGCGGTGTATTTAAATGACGTTGAAGAAGGCGGGGAAACAGAATTTTTGTATTACCCAAGGAGGGTCAAACCAAAAACAGGTCGAGTTTTAATTTGGCCCGCAAGTTTTACTCATACACATAGAGGCAATCCTCCAATAAGTAATTCAAAATATATTATGACGGGATGGATTGAATTTTAATCATGGCTCATTTTGCACAACTTGATAGCAATAATGTGGTAATGGATGTTGTTGTTATTGACAACTCAAACGTTGATAATTTGCCATTTCCAGAAAGCGAACCTATTGGTATTCAATATCTAACGACATGGTCTGGTGGGTACACGAATTGGAAACAAACGTCTTACAATGGAACATATCGTAAAAATTATGCGGGTGTTGGGTATAAATATGATCCAAATTTGGATGCGTTTATTTCCATTCAAGATTACCCGTCATGGGTACTAAACGTACAAACTTGTAATTATGAAGCTCCTTTTCCCCCTCCGGATGATGGTCAAGAATATATTTGGGACGAACAAATACTTAATTGGGTTTTAGGGTAAGCAAAAAAAATGACAACTTATAAATGGAAAATTTTTGAGTTGACTCAATCAAATGGATTTGTTTCTCATGTCAAATACTTTTGTGAAGCAACCAATGACGGTTATACGGTAACAACCGAAGGAAATTGGAAATTTAGAAAAAAGTACGATTACTCTGAAAACCTGACCGAGCATCAGGTATCGCATTGGCTAGATTTAGACACTCAAGAAGGTGAACGCCACCTAATTAAAGACCGGCTTGCCGAACAATTAAAGGCGCTAGACAATACCAAGAGCAGCGACCCACCTTGGAAGGTGGAAACATTTAAGGTGAAGTTATGACCCAGCCCATAGATATTATTAGCCGCGCCATGAAGGACATCGGGGCGCTTGCCGCTGGCGAGACCCCGGCCCCTGCGGAAGCCCAAGACGCGTTTGATATGTTGAACGACATGATCGACCAATGGTCAAACGAGCAGATGATGGTCTACTACAAGACCGAGATCATCTTCACTCTGACTGCGGGGCAGACTCAGTACACGGTTGGCCCAACTGGTCAAGTCAACTCCACATTTACGGGCTCAATAGCAGGGAATACCCTAACGGTCACTAACATCACCGAGGGCGGTCTTGCGTTGGGCATGAACATTTCTGGCTCTGGAATTACGGCTGGAACTAAAATCACAGGCTTTGGAACCGGAGCTGGTGGCAACGTAAACTACGCCGGGACGTACACGGTCAATAACACTCAGACCGTAGCATCGACCACAATAACCGCTTATTACGAGCGCCCCCTATCGGTTAACTCAGCCTTTGTGCGGGTGAACACGAACTCTAACGGAACGCCGATTGTTAATGGTGGCTTAGATTACCCGGTAGCTATTCTGAACCTTGAGAACTACGAGCTGATTGGTCTAAAGACCCAGAACGGCCCGTGGCCCAAGGCTCTGTATTACCAGCCATCTGAGGTTATGGGTACGTTCTACTTCTGGCCCAACCCGTCTCAGGGCGAGATGCACATATTCTGCGACACCATATTCCAGCGTTTTAATAGCATCAACGACACCATTGTGATCCCGCAGGGCTATCTCATGTGCTTGCGCTGGTGTCTTGCGGAAAGACTTATGCCCATGTACGGCAAGAACGACCCCCAGCAGATAGCGGTCATCAACGCCTACGCCATGCAAGCCAAGGCAACGATCAAGCGTACCAACATGAAGCCAGCCCAATCCGCTAGGTACGATGACGTTCTGGTGGTTGGCAAACGTGCTGACGCTGGTTGGATTCTGACCGGGGGCTTTCAGTAATGCCTGACTTTGGATTCGTAGGCGCAGCTTACGAGGCTCCCTCAATCACTCAGGACGCGCAGGAGTGCATCAACTTCTACCCTGAGATAGACCCTACCAAACCGCAGGGAGACAGGGGGGTTATAGCTCTGTACCCGACACCGGGGCTCGACACGGTAGCCATTTTCCCCAATCAAGACGAAGTTAGGGGACTAAGAACCTTGTCTGGCGGTAATTACTTATTAGCAATTTGTGGCGCTTTTGCTTACATTTTGGAAGATGATCTCAGCCCCAAAATGGTAGGCCAGCTAAATACTGACTCTGGTTTGGTTGACATTGTAGACAACGGGATTGATGCCTATATTGTCGATGGAGCTGACCGGTACGGTTGGAGGATTTCTGACCCTGCTGCGGCTATTTTTACGGCCTCAATTAGCGGCACGACCATGACCGTAACCGAGCTATTTTCTGGAACGATTGCGGTTGGGCAACAGGTTTTTGGCGTTGGCGTAGATCAGGAGACGGTTATCACGGCCTTGGGAACTGGAACCGGCGGAGCTGGTACATATACCGTAAGTAACAGTCAGACTGCGGCCTCTGGTCGATATAACTCAGCTCAAATTAACTGCGTTTTTACCGGATCAACGTCAGGCACAACCCTGACCGTGTCTGCGGTATCTTCAGGTACTCTCCATGCGGGCATGACCATTACAAACTCAAGCCTGACCACAAAAACGGTAATTACCGCGCTTGGAACCGGTACGGGTGGAGCTGGAACCTACACAATTAGTAACTCCCAGACGGTTGGATCGTCCACAATGTACGGCCTAAACTGGACGGTCTTACCGGCCTCAGACGGAGCCTTTGTTGGCGGATCTACGGTTGAGGTTGTAGACAATTACTTTATCTACAATAAGCCTGATAGCCAGCTCTGGGGTGCAACCGACCTACTAAGCATCATTTCAAACCCCTTGTCCTACGGAAGCAAGGACGGCTCTCCAGACGATTTGGTAACCATTATTGTTGATAGGCGCGAGGTCTACCTTTTGGGTGAGATGTCCTCCGAGGTCTGGATTGATGTTGGAGCCTTTCCGTTCCCGTTCCAAAGGATTCCGGGTACGTCAACCCAGCAGGGTATAGCAGCCAAGTTTTCTGCTGCCCGGATGGGAAACTCTTTTGCATACGTTTCCAAGAACAACCGAGGCGAGGCAACGATTGTCCGCATGAACGGCTATATTCCTGAGAGGATCTCTACCCACGCGGTTGAGAATACCTTGGTGGGCCAAAACGTCTCGGACGCGCTTGCGTGGACTTACCAGCTAAATGGTCACGAAACCTATGTGGTGACATTTCCCTCAATCGGTGAAAACGGCCTGACTTGGGCCTTTGATAACACCACGGGGCTCTGGCACAAGTGGCTATACACGAATGATCAAAACGAATACGAGCGTCACCGGGGCAATTGCTGCTCATTTTTTAACCAACAAGTGTTAGTTGGTGACTATGAAAACGGAAAACTTTATAGGGTTTCCTTATCGGAATACACCGATGACGGTCAATTGGTGCGCCGCCTCAGACGTTGCCCGCACATAACCAGCGACCTCCAGAGGCAGTATTTCCACGAGCTTCAAATCCAGTTCGAGCCCGGAGTTGGTCTATCGACCGGTCAGGGTGACAACCCCCAAGCCATGCTGCGATGGTCAAATGACGGCGGTTTTACTTGGTCTAATGAGAACTGGGTCACGATTGGAGCCCAAGGCCAATACTACAACCGAGCCATGTGGAGGCGGTTGGGCTGGGCGCGGGACAGGATTTTTGAGGTGGTAGTCACCGATCCAATTAAGGCGGTCATAGTGTCTGCGAACCTAAAGGCTACGGCTGGAGATAACTGATGGCTACGCCTCAGAATCAAAGCATCCCAACGTCCCCGCTGTCAGACCAATCGGGCCGGCCCACGAGGGCGTGGCAGTTATTCTTTTTGAATTTGCTTAACTTTACAAGCAGTACGACCGCCACGGCTGGATCGGCAACCCTCCCGGCAAACCCTGCGGGGTTTATCAATATCACGGTGAACGGGGAATCTAAAAAGGTTCCTTACTACGATGTCTGAACTCTTAGAACTTGCTCCGTTTATTGAGAATGTTCCAACGAAAGAGCAGATAGACCGCTTACAAAAAGAGGTGATGAAATTCCCTCAAGCGGAGCTGGAGACCGAGCATTATTTCTCAGACGGGATGTATTGCAGAAAACTGATCCGACCGGCTGGGACGCTGATTGTTGGCAAGGTTCACAAAAAAGACCACTTTTTTCTTTGTGCCTCTGGTGAGATAATCGCGTGGACTGAAAAGGGCATGAAACACCTTAAGGCTGGGGACGTAATTGAGTCCAAGCCGGGGACTAAAAGGGTTACTTTAGCGGTGACCGATGCAATAGGAATAACGGTTCATAAGACCGAACACACCAATTTGGACGAGATTGAGAAGGAACTAATTGAGCCAGACGAACTAGCTTTGTTCGATTCAAGCAACAAATTAAAACCTTTGGAAGATATTGAACGCATTATGAGGGCTATAACATGAGTTGGATGGCAGCGGCAGCAATATCAGGCGGGGCAAGTCTTATAGGCGGCATCATGGGCTCACGCGCATCGAAGAAGGCGGCGGAGCAACAGGCGGCGGCAATTCGAGATGCGGCAGCGATCCAAGAGCGTATGTACCAGCAGGGCAGACAGGATCTAGCTCCTTATCGTGACATTGGTTACACAGCACTCAAGGACATTACCGCCCAGCAACCTTTTCTGACCGGCAAATTTGAGGACTACCGAGACCAGTACCTAGACCCAAGCATGGCCTTTAGGTTAGGAATTGGTGAGCAGACCACCCAGCGGGCGGCTAACGTAGGGGGCGGGGCTTTAAGCGGCAACACCCTGCGGGCGCTCCAAGACTACTCTCAGGGACTAGCCTCAACCGAGTATTCCAACGCATTTAACCGGTTCCAGACTGAGCGCGGGAACATCTATAACACCCTAGCCAACATAGCTGGGATGGGTCAGGGCGCGGTCAATACAGGCGTTCAGGCTGGTCAAGCAACAGCCCAGAATCTTGGTCAATTGGCTGTAGGCGCTGGTCAGGCTCAAGCTGCGGGAACGATAGGGTCAGCAAACGCACTTGCAAGCGGTTTTGGTGGGTTAGGAAATGCGTCTCAGCTATACGCCCTTGGGTCAAGCGGATTTTTTAATCGACCCGGACAAGCACCAGTAAAACCAACAGTTTAAGAGGCTGAAATGGCAGACTTTGGCATAAATCCAAACATAGCGATGGGCTTTCAAGGCAACCCAGCCAATAAGCCTATGACCCTTAATGAGCTTGTTGGCCTGTCACGCAACGTGATGGAGGCATCACGGTTGGCTGAGCTGTATCCAACATTGATCAAAAAAACGGAAACAGAAACCGCTTCAGCTCAATTTGGGTTAGATGAAAGACGAGCAAATGCGGTGACATCTGGAATGACCGCTTTAATCAATAATCCATTGGTTGTTCGGGCAGAAGAAGCACCAGACATGGTGGATAGAGATAAGCTAGTTCAATACGTTACAGAACATGGCGCAAATCAAGCTAAAGCGCTTGGAATACCAAAAGAAAAGGCTGACGAGCTTTTGGCTCCTTATATAAAGTTTGCGAGTGAAAACCCTCGCGGTTTACGAGGGTACGCCAAGGAAAGGTTATTAGCTGGTCTTGATACAGCTTCTC